TGGAAGGCGTCGTCGAACACCTCCTTCACCTGCTGCAGGTCGAACCACCAGTTCAGGCCCTCACGGCTCTTGCGGTAGCGCAGGCGGGCGACCATCCGGTAGCGCGTGCCCTGGTCGAACACCGGGATGGCGAGGCAGAACAGCGACGGGATGGTCAACTTCTGACCGGCGCCGTCGGTGTGCTCCTCCTCGAAGATGATGGAGCCCTCGCCGCTGTTGGTGTTGATGACCTCGCCGACGCGGCTGGTCTCATGCACCACCAGCCCGCGCGCCAGTTCCATCATGCGTTCCGGCCCGGCGAAGGTACCGTTGAGCAGCCGCGCCAGCTCCTGCAGGCGCGTGTCGGCCTCGCTGTTCGGGGTGACGGTCAGGTCGGGCGCGGGAAGGATGTCGAGGATCCGGTCTTCGACGAAGGCCGCGAACTCGCCCTGGCCCATCTTCGAACCACTGGCACGGCTCCAGAGTTTCCATTCGCGCGACAGGGGGAAGTCGTGGATGGCGCGCCAAGCCCGCCAGTTCGGTTCGGTCTCCACGCTGGAGGCCGTGCCGTTGCCGCTCATATAGTCATAGACCGCCACGGCGCGGGCCGGCTCGCGGGAGATGAACACGACCGCCTGCGTGGTGTCGTGGGCCTTGATGTGTTCGATCAGGCTGTCGAGCGTGATGTGCTCGCTGAGTCCGGTGATGCGCTCCGGCCGGGCGCGGTATTCGTCCAGCAGCGGCTTCAGGCTTTCCAGGCGCTTGCCTTCGGGCACCACGGCGATCGGCGTGTTGGCGAGGTCCTCGGCCAGGACCTCCAGGCCGACATGGTTGATCATGAAGTCGGCAAGGGCGGCGGTTTCAGTCTGGGTTTCGGGGGACATGAACAGGGCTCCTTAGACGGCCTTGGTTTCGGTCTGGGACGGCTCGACGGTCTTGAACGGCAAGGCCTGCTGGCGCGGGTCGTTCCGGGTCAGGCGGTTGTCCTCGGTGGAGAAGAAGGTCGTGCGGCGGCGCGGCATCTTCGGCTTCTTGGTCGCGATGTCGGCGACGACGTCGATGCTGCGGCCGTCCAGCTTCAGCTTGAGCTTCACGGTGATCTCGCCGGAGGCCTTGCCGCCGGTCTCCATGCCGACGTTCTGCAGGGTGGCGACCAGATCGCGCAGGTCGTCGGTCAACTCGTTGTGGATCTGCCCATCCTCGACGTCGGCGAGGAACGTGTTGAACGTGCGGTGGGCGGTGGTGGTGGGCAGGGCGGACATAAGCGGTCCTTTCGGTGGGCGGGGACGGTCAGGGCGTGGTGACGCCGACGAGGCCGAAGGCCACGGTCGCGGCGCCGGGGTCGGGCTGCAGGATCAGCTCGAAGAACCCGAACACCACGCACAGGGCGACGAAGCCGAACGCGACCCCGACAAAGTCGCGGATCAGGGCGAGCATGGCCGGGCCTCCCCTGCAGAAATACCCAGGTCCTGGCGGTACAGGGCCATCTGGGCGTCATGCTCGGCGCGTTCGTCCGGGCCCATCCGGCGCAGCCTCAGGGCCGCGTGGATAAGGGACACGTTGAACCCATTCGCGATGGCCTGGGCCTCGGCAGTGGCGATGTCGGCGCGCACGCGAGCGACTTCGGCACTGATCCGCGCCAAACGAAGCGCCGTTTCATGGGTCTTGGCGGGGCTCGCCTTGGCCTCAGCGCGGACCTCACGGGCGGCGCGGAGCAGTCCCGCGCGTTCGCGCCGCAGGGCGTCAAAGCGGTCGAGCGTCCGCTGGCGCAGATTGGGATGGGGGGAACCGTGGGTCATGACGCGGCCTCCGCACCCTGCGGCCGGTTCAGGCGCGCGGTGTCGCGCATGATTGCCAGCATCTGGTCGCGCTGCGGCGCGGTCAGGTCCTGCCACACGGTCAGGACCGTGATGGCGTCATCCGTGGTCAGAAAGTCAGGCGGGGCCTGCTGGATCCCATTGGGGGCCAAAGCCCCAGAGCGGGTGCGCGGTGTCGGATCGGGCATGGCTGGACTCCAACCGTGTTGTTTCGCGGTTATGGTGCGCGAACATTCGCGGTTTCGTCAAGCCACAATACCGCGATACAACGCGGTTTTTCCTCCGGCTCGCTAGGGGGGTAGCTGTTGTGGGCCCCCGTTAGCGGGTGTATTCTCGTTTTGTTCCCTTCGGGAAGCGTGCGTATTTGGGGGAGAGATGTCTAGTTGCAGGCGGATTGCCGCGCAAAAGCGCGCAGTGGCAGCCATGATGGAGACCATGACACCGGAGCAGCGTCGCCAGATTATGTATTGGTGTTGGGCTAGGAGCGCGACTCGGTCAGACGCTGAGCAAGCGCCACCACGGTCTGCCGATCAGCATCCGTCATACGATCCATCGCCTCCATAACGAGGCGCTTATCCTCATCTAAAGGCTGATCGTCTCCGCGCCACACTGCTGATGGGATGCCGGATCCGGCCTCAAGGCGCGCGTAGGTGCGATCAGAAAGGCTCTGAGACTTTCCGCTCAGAAATGAGCGGATCGTTGATTCGTTGAGCCCTGCGCTTCCGCACCACCTCCAAAAGGCATTGGCGCCGACCTCCTCCTTGATACGTCGGAGGGTGGCGCGCCGATGTTCAGAGAGCGCGGGATCGACCCTGTTTTTTATCATGCCGTAACTATGCCATATCCGCGTATTTTCGCGACCGCGAGGTAACGCGGTTATGGCGCTTGACGAACCGCGTTGTTTCGCGGCATCGTGGCCGGACAGAAAGGGGAGCCGCTCAATGTCCGTCGATGATGTCATCTGCCATCTCATGGCCTGGGTGGACGATCAGGATTGGTCGACCTGCCGACTGGCGCGCGAGGCAGCAGTGCCGGAGTCCACGTTGCGCGGGTGGCGCCGTCCCGACTGGTCGCCCACGGTCGCGACGCTCCGCAAGCTTGAGGCGGTGGTGCCTCATGACTGGCGACCAAGCAGCCCCGTTTCTAGCGATCCGCCGCCCCCCGAGGCCGCCTCGCCCGATGCCAACGAGGCCGCGTGATGGTCACCGCCAACGCCCCCTCCAGGTCGGCCCGCCTCCGGGCCAGGGCCGCGTCCGTCGCCGGATCGCCCGTTTGGATGCCGGCCGGCGGTTGGGCCGCCAGTTGGGCCGCCAACGGGGCGGGCATCGGCGGCACCACGGGCAGCGGTCGAACGGCCATCAAGCATCCCTTTCCCTCGAACGGATCCGGTGTCGGCCAACGTGGCCGGCTCCGGTGCGCCACACCATGGGAGTGTGTCCGATGACCTGTACCGCGACCTTTGGCCCGCTGCCGGGCGATGACGTCGCCGCCGCCGTCGCCGAAGTGCGTTCGCGCATCCACGCGGTGTGCCGCCGGTATGACGCCAAGTCCCTGGCACGCCTGTGCGGTGTGAGCGTGAAGACCGCCGAAAGCTGGCGCGAGGGCCGCGCCACGCCGCAGCCCGATGGCATGGCGCGTCTCGCCGCCGCCTTGGGGCGCCAGGTTCTGGACGTGATCTATGGCCCGGTCATCGGCGAGCAGACGTTGGACCAGGGCCTCGCGGGCCTGGGGATTTGCCTGGACGTCTACCGCCAGGGCTTGAAGGAGAAGGGACTGAGCGATGTGGTCTTGGGTTACGGCGCTCCTGCGGACTTTTGCCCGGGAGCGGGCGCTGAGGAAGGCGGGATGGCATCTGAGGCGGGCGGAGCATCACGCCGCGCGCGTCGCGTGGTGGCGTCGGCGGTTCTGATGCTGGCGGTATCGTTGGGCGCCGCATTGCTGCCCCTGCTGAGCCTCGGCGCCGACGACGACCCGCTGTTGCGCGCCCGCAATCCCCGCCCGACCAGCGTGGTCGTCCGCGTCGTCGCGCGGGAGTGCTGAGGGGATGAGTCAGAACATCAGCACCGCCGTGATGGCGCGACGGACAGAGCCGGCCGACAGCCTGGACTATTTCCCGACACCGCCCTGGGCGACACGGGCCCTGTGTGAACTCCTTGGAGCGCGCCCCAATGGCACGGTCTGGGAGCCCGCGTGCGGCGCTGGGCATATGGCCCGCCCCCTCGCCGAGTATTGGGGCCGCGTCGTCGCGACCGACGTGGCGGCGGATCAGATCGGATACGGCCAGCGCCTCGACTTCCTCCTGGAGCCCCGCCCGGCCGACGTGCCTGCCGGGAAGTTGGACGCCATCATCACGAACCCGCCGTTTCGGTTGGCGGCCGCGTTCGTCCGGCATGCGCTTCCGCAAGCCGCTGTCGTCGCCATGCTGGTTCGCACGGCCTTCCTGGAAGGCGGCGAGCGGTGGCGCGACCTGTTTGACCCGTACCCGCCCACGACGATCGCCCAGTTTGCCGAGCGTGTGCCGATGCACAAAGGCCGCTGCCTGCGCGCTGCGTCCACGGCAACGGCCTACTGCTGGATCGTGTGGCGCCATGATCCTCACCGGATCGGCGGCACGGACTTCCGTTGGATCCCACCGGGCACTCGCAAACGCCTGGAACGGCCCGGCGACTATGACGACGACGTCGTGGACGTCGGGGCAGGTGCCGCATGACGGACCTGTTCTCCGCCGCGAAGCCTCGCCCGCACACCGATGCCGCCGGGCGCCTGATCACGCTGTGCGCAGTGCCGGGCTGCCGCCGCCCCGCCGTCCGGGGCGAGGGTGTGAGCCTGCTGCGCTACCTGCGCACGGGCGACGCCCGCGCCTTGGGCACATGGTGGTGTGGCGACCATTGGCGCGAGCGCACGACGCGACGGGAGACCGCCGCATGACGCCGCGTGCCGTGGAACACGTGCGGACGCAGGTCGCGAACCAGTGGCGCACCGAGTGGCGCCTGCAGTGCGACCAGTGCGGCGCCATGGCGCGGCGGCACTGGCGGGACCTGAGCGACCCCCAGATCGCCGAAAAGAACTTCAAAACGCAGGGCTGGGTGATCGGTAAAGCCGTCACCTGCCCGGCCTGCTCGGCACAGAAACACAAGACACCCGCTCCCCCTGGAGCGGAGCGCAAGAGGACAGACAGGATGACGACGGAGCGCAAGACGTCACAGAAACCCCGCGACTTGACCGTTGAAGAGCGCGGGCGCGTCCGGGACGCCCTGGATGTGTATTTCGATGCCGAAAAGGGGTTCTACACCGACGGCTATTCGGATCAGCAGGTCGGGCGGGAGTTGGATTTGCCCTGGGCGTCGGTCGCCGCGTTCCGGGATCTGGCGTATGGGCCGATCCGGTCTGACCCGATCCTGGAAGAGGTCCGCGCCGGCCTTGTTGCCGTCGAAAAGACCTTGGCGGGCCTGAAGGCAAAGGCCGCCACCCTGGAACAGCGCCTGAGCTGAGGCGAGGGAGTCCCGTCATGCCCTTTGATCCGCCGGAAGATGGGCGCGTTCCGCCGCAGTCGCTGGAGGCCGAGCAGGCCCTGCTGGGGGCGGTGCTGTCGAACGCGGCGGTGTTCGACCGTGTGTGTGACCACGTCGCCGCCGACGATTTCGCCCATCCGGGGCATGGAGCCCTGTGGGCGGAGATCGCGCGCGTCAGCGAGCGGGGCGCGACCCCGACGCCGATCACCCTGCAGAGCTTCGCCAACGACTGCCCGGATCTGGAGGCGGCCGGCGGCGCGCGGTATCTGGTCACGCTGATGGGCTCGTGCGTGACGACCTTCAACACACCGGAATACGCCCGCGTCATCGCGGACTATGCGCATAGGCGCCGCCTGATGGGCATCGGGCGGGAGTTGGAGATCAACGCCCATAGTCACGATCTGGAGACAACGGCGGCGGCCATCCAGGAGCAGGCCGAGGCCGCCCTGTTGGAGGTGGCGGACGCGGGGCCGGGGCGCTCGGCGACGCTGCATGTGTCCCAGGCCATCGACCTTGCGCTGGAGCAGATGGAGGCCGCGCACAAACAGCGCGCGCCGACCGGGCTGCTGACCGGCTATCCGGATCTCGACCGGCTGCTGGGCGGGATCGCGGACGACGAGCTGGTGATCCTGGCCGGGCGGCCCTCCATGGGCAAATCCGCGCTCGCCATGTCGCTGGCGTGGCGGGTGGCGGAGGCCGGCACCGCTGCCGACTTCTACAGCGCCGAGATGGGGCCGGACGGGCTGGCGGAACGGCTGGTGTCCGCCCAGGCGGAGGTCGGCCTGAGCGACCTCAAACAGGGGCGGTGCTCGCCGGAGCGGTTCGAGCGCGTGCTGGCCGTGCGCGACGCCTTCGCGCGCGTGCCCCTGTACATCCAGGACTGCGCGGGCATCAGCGTGGCGGCGATCCGCAGCCGCGCCCGCCGCATGAAGCGGCGCCACGGCATCGGCCTGATCGTCGTGGACTACCTGCAGATCCTGAGCCAGACCCGGGGCGAGCGGTCGGAGAACCGCACCCAGGAGATCACCAAGATATCCGCCGGGCTGAAGGCCCTGGCGAAAGAGCTTCGCGTGCCTGTGATCGCGCTTTCGCAGCTGTCTCGTGCCGTCGAGCAGCGCGAGGACAAGCGGCCGCTGCTGTCGGACCTTCGGGAGTCCGGGGCGATCGAGCAGGACGCGGACAAGGTCGTGTTCGTCTACCGCGACGAATACTACCTCGACCGGTCGGAGCCGAGCCCGCGCGAGGGCGAGGCGGCCGACGCGTTCCGCGACCGTCTGGCGCGTCACTCCGAACGTCTCGGTGCCGTCCGCAACGTGATGGAAGTGATCGTCGCCAAGAACCGGCGCGGCGGCATCGGGACGGCGCGGCTGTTCTTCCACGCGCCGACCCAGCGTATCGAACCCCTCTGCCGTGAGGAGACCCGCTAAATGGCGCGTATCCGGACCATCAAGCCGGAGTTCTGCACGTCGGAACAGGTCGTCGACTGCTCGCCGACGGCCCGGCTTCTGTTCGTCAGCCTCTGGTGCTTTTGCGACGACCGGGGCGTTCACCCGGACAGCCCGAAGCGGATCAAGATGGAGGTGTTCCCGGCGGACGCCTTCACGGTGCCCGAGATCACGGCGATGGTCGACGAGCTGGTCGGCGTGGGCCTGCTGGCGCGGTTCGACGCGGACGGGGCGGCCTATCTGCATGTGACCGGCTGGGACCGGCACCAGAAGGTGGACCGTCCCACGGTGCGCTTTCCGGCACCGCCGCGGCGTGGGGAAATCGCAAAATTCGACGAGGCCTCGGCGAGCCCTCGACACCCCCTCGACGAGGCCTCGACGAGCGCTCGGGGCGGCCTCGACGAGCCCTCACCCCCGGAAGGGAAGGGAAAGGAAAAGCTAGCTAGCAAGCCGGCTGCGACGATTTCCAATCGGGAGGAAAATGATCGCACCCCAACGCCTGCCAGCACACCGACGCGGTTGGCGGAGAACCCCGTCACGGTCGGCCGTTCGGCTTTGAAGGTGGTGGGGTGGGATCACGAGGCCTACGAGGCCGGAGCGCGGACCTATGCTTCGGTGGGGCGCTGGTTGGGCCAGGGGTTCACGCCGGACGAGATCGTGGCCGTGTTCCGGCGGCGGACGGACATCGCCACGGCCCGCAACCCGATCGCCTATGCCGCGAAGCTGATGGCCGATGAGGTGCAGGCGATGCGGGCGCAGACCGAGGCGGACACCAAGCCCCTGGCGCGGACCTGGGGCGGCAAGACGGAGGACGAATGGCGGACGCGGATCGAGATCGGGGCGCGGGCCGGGTGGTCGGATTGTTGGGGCTTCCCGCCGGACGATGCCGGCACGCTGTGCCCGGCGCACCTCCGACCGGAGTGGGAGGCCGCGTTGGCGCGGGGTCAGGCGGCATGAGCGAGGACTTGGGACATCCGGCCGAGCGCCGTGCTCTGGACGTCGAGGCGCTGTTGACCTGGGCCTACCGGGACGAACGGGTGCATGAGGCCGTGGCGGCGCAGGTTCGGGACGTCCGGGTCGGGCCGTCCCAGGTCGTGACCGGCACGGCGGCGGTGGCCCGCGTCCTGGAACAGGGGGGCCGCGTGGATCAGTCCTGGGCACCGGACGCGCTCGGGGATCATGCGGATCGCGTGGATCCCGACGCGCTCGCCGTTCACGGGCTGGTCATGGAGGTCAACGACACCGATCCGGAGGGCCGGTTGGCCGAATTGGTGATCGCATGTGCCCTGCGGGGCCGGCGGCCCGAGACGTTCGACGGCATCGTCCCGCGTCCGATCGCTCGGCGGCGCGGTGCGAACGACCGGCCGGTGGTCGTCTATGCCGACCCCAAGGCCCGGGTTCCGCTCTACTGCCCGGTCGATTATCACCCGACGCGAGCGGACATCGAAACAGCCCGTCTGATGTACGTGCGCTGGTGGGTGGCTCTGGAGTGGCTGGGCACGTATCTGCCGGATGTGCTTCAGGGCCATGAAATCACGGGATTTTTTGCCGGCCGGGAGCCCTGGCGCGAGGCTGCGTGACTTTTCCGCTTGACGTTTCGGGAAAAAGCTTGGTACCACCTGGAAAATAGCCAGAGTTCTAGAAAGCCCGCCCCGGACAACCCCGGTGGCGGGCTTTCTCGTTTGGAGGGGACGCCATGCCTGTCGAGATCGATCTGATCGAAAACCTGGACGCGGTGAAGCGTGACATCGCGGACTTCTCCGACCGTCAGGTCCCGTTCGCCATGATGAAGGCGCTGAACCGAATCGCCTACACTAGTATGAGTGGACTCGAAATGATCGAGCGACACTCTTGACATCGCAACGTGTTATGTGGGAGATAGCTTGATTCCAACGTCTAGCGGGGCCTCCTGCCGGAAGCTGCCGTTTGGTCGGTCGGAACTGAGTAGGTATGTTTTTCTTCCAAAAAGAAGAGCCCAGGAAGACAAAGATCCCTGGGCCGAAGTTTGTGATTATGTGTCTGGCGCCTTCCTAGAAGAGGTGCCAGGCATGGGGTTTTTGCTTATGTGTCTGGCGCCTTCCTAGAAGAGGTGCCAGGCATGAGGTTTTTGCTTATGTGTCTGGCGCCTTCCTAGAAGAGGTGCCGAGCATAAAGCACAAGGTAGAGTAACGACATCAGCGCATGCTCTAAAATATGCGGATCCATCGTTCTCCTACCTTCTTGGGGGGGTAGTCCCCCACTATCGCGTTGCCACCAGATCATTTTGATGACAATGGTACAGGTTCGTTTTTTCATCGGTCACCCCTTTCATTGGGTGTTTGCCAGCACGCGAGTGTGATGGCAAAGGCACGACTCGCGGGTCATCGGGCCGGGAAACCTAACGAACCGCTGTACCTGTGATTGTTTTTAGCATCGAAGGGGTCTCCGAGAAGTGACCTTGGGCACAAAAGTGTGATGCGCGGCACATACTTGAACACGCGCCCGCTTTAGGATGGCTTCATGCGACCTTTGTGTACGTGCGTTTTGCCTAGATAACACGTCAAAAGCGAAGTACCCACCCCACCCCGCCCCGGACAATCCCGGTGGCGGGCTTTCTCGTTTGGAGGGGACGCCATGCCTGTCGAGATCGATCTGATCGAAAACCTGGACGCGGTGAAGCGTGACATCGCGGACTTCTCCGACCGTCAGGTGCCGTTCGCCATGATGAATGCGCTGACCCGGACGGCCAATGCCGCGAAGGACCGGGCGCGCGACGAGATCGACCGGGTGTTCGACCGCCCGACCAAATACACCCGCAACAGCCTGTTCGTCCGGGCCGCCCGCAAAGCCCGCCTTGAGGCCAGCGTCAACATCAAGGACTTCGCGCCCAAGGGCACGCCCGCGTTCAAGTACCTCGCCCCCCAGATCGAGGGCGGCCCGCGCCGGGAAAAGCGGTTCGAGCGCGCCTTGCAGGCGGCCGGGCATCTGCCGCGCGGCACCCGGGCGGTTCCCGGCGAGGGCATTGACCTGGATCGGTCCGGAGCGGTCAGCCGGGGACAGATCACCAAGATCCTGTCCTATCTGCGGGCCTCGCCCGATCCGATGCAGAACCGGGGCGCCACGGCGGGCAGGCGGGTGCGCCGTCGGGATCAGTATTTTCTCGGGCGCCCCAAGAACCAGCCCGACTTGCCCGAGGGTGTGTGGAAGCGGGAGCGCAGTCGGTTGGTGCCGACCCTGGTGTTCGTGCGCCGCGCGGAATACCGGCCGCGCTTCGCCTTCGCCGACATCATCCACGGCACGGTCGAGGATGAATTCGGGGGGCACTTCCGCGATGCCCTGCACGAGGCGCACGCGACCCGGCGGGACTGACGCGCGGGTCCTTCCGGGGGAAAGGCCGACACGGGCTGTTCGAACCGTGCCCCTTCGCGCGTGGGTCGGGGGTTGAAAAGGCTGAATTCAGGGGCGTCCTGTCGTGAACTCGGGTGAAGTCATGCCAACCCTGGACGCCACATTGCAGACCATGACCAAGGGCGACTTCGCGCGCTTGGTCGGGCGGGCGCCGTCGGCGGTGAGCAACTGGATCGCGGACGGCAAGCTGTCCGGGGCGGCTCTGGACGGTCCCGGCCGATCGGCCCGGGTGGTGGTACCGGAGGCCCTGCGCCAGCTGGGCATGAAGCTGGACGTGCGCCAGCAGATGGCGCAGGCCCGGCCGGTGGACACCGGGGCCTTTGCTCCGTCCGCCCCGATCCAAACGCCCACGCGGGGTGCCGCCCGAGGCGGTGTCGGCGATGCCCAGGAGCGGCTCGCGGCCGCGAAGGCGGAGCGCGAGGAGCTGGCCCTGATCCGCGAGCGCGCGGAGGCCAAGGCCCGGGACGGCGCGTGGCTGCCGACGGCGGAGGCCCGGGCGGAGTTCGCGGGCGTGCTGCACCGGACCATCCGCACCACGGAGGTCTGGTTGCAGGTGGAGGCCCCCCAGGCGGTGCTGGCCGCGCTGGTGCCGGAGGACGTCGACGCCCTGGCCGAGCGCCTGGGTACCACGCCGAGCACGGTGCGCGGCGTTCTCGCCGCCCTGGGCGTCGATCAACGGGCGCTGGGCGTGGTGCTGCGCGACGGCTACCGCGACCATCGGCGCCAAACGGCCGAACGCGCGGGCGCCGAAGCGGACGAGGAACCCCAGTTCCTCGACGATACCGACCCCGAATAGGACCCAGCACCATGGGCATGGATCTGTTTCCGCTCGCCAATCCCCGGCGCGTGGCGCTGGAGGCGTTGGCCTCGGTGCTGACCCCGCCGCCGCCGATCGACCTGCCGGCCTGGGCGGAACACAACATCGAGTTCGGCTCGGAAAGCCCGTTCCCCGGGCCGTTCTCGCTGGACCGGTTCCCGTTCTTCCGCCGCATCCTGGAGGTGCTGAGCCCGGATCACCCCGCGCCCTTCGTCGTGCTGCGCAAATCGGCGCAGATCGGCGGCACGGTGCTGGCCCAGACCGCCATCGCGGCCGTTTTAGAACTGGTGCCCTGCCACATGCTCTATGTCCACCCGAACGCCGGCAACGCCAAGAAGTGGCTGCGCCGCAAATTCCGCCCCATGGTCAAGGGCACGCGCCTGAACGCCGCCATGCGGCCGGAGGGGGCGCGGGTCGGCCATTCCTCCATGGCGTGGGAGCGGATCGACGAGGCCGGCTCGCTGCAGTGCGCGGCCGCCGAAAGCCCGAACGACCTGTCGATGGCGTCCTATCCCTATCAGGTGCAGGACGACATCTCGAAGTGGCCGCAGGACAACGGCGCGGGCGACCCGCTGACCCAGGCGGACAGCCGCACCAGCAGCTTCCTCAAGTTCGGCGGCAAGATTTTTCGGGCGTCCACGCCACTGGTCTCGCCCGGTTGCCGGATCACCGACGCCTGGAAGGAGGGCACGCGCGAAAGCTATCACGTCGCCTGTCCGCACTGCGCCGGGCTGCAACCGCTGACCTGGGAGAACATGGTCGCCGCCACCACGGACGGGGCGGACCCGCACTTCACCTGCCTGCACTGCGGTTGCACCATGGAGGAACGGCACCTGCCGCTGATGATCGACCCCAAGCGCGGGGCCAGGTGGGTGGCGGAGAACCCGGCGGCGGCGTCCTATTGCGTCTCGTTCGACCTGTGGGCCGCCTATACGGCCATCAAGGGCTGGCGCGATCTGTGGCGGGCGTGGGAGCGGGCCAAGGGCGACCCGCGCGCCGAACAGGTGTTCTACAACGACTGGCTCGGGCTGCCGTTTCTGGTCGTCGGCGCGGCTCCCGAGTGGGAGGCCCTGCGCGACCGGGCGGAGGAAACCGGCTTGCAACGGGGCGTGATCCCGCCGCGTCATCCGATCCTGACCCAGGGTGTGGATTGCCAGGAGGACCGCACCGAGGTCCAGGTGACGGCCTGGGGCCCGCAGTTCCGGCGCTATGTGGTCGATTACGTGGTCATCGACAGCCCGATCACGGACGCCGAGGGACAGCGCCGCCTGACCGAGCAGCTGAACCGCGCGTATCACGACGTCTGGGGCAACCCGCGCGCCACCGACATGATGGCCGTGGACGCCAACGCCTACACCAACGACGTCCACGCGTGGCACCGCAAGCTGAAGTCGGGCCGGGTCATCCTGGTGCGCGGTCGGGGCGGCGACAACGTGCCGCCGCTGGAGCGGGTGAAGTGGGAACGCAGTGCGGCCGGCAAGGTCGTGAAATCCTCGCGGCGTTGGTACAACGTCGGCGTCTCGGGGCTGAAAGCGAGTTTGTACGCGGCCCTGCGCAAGGCCGATCCGCTCGACCTGGGCTATGTGGGCTTCGCCAAGGGATTGGGCGATGCCCTCTTCGAGGGCCTGACGGCGGAGGTGCGCAAGGAGGTCCGGCGCAACGGCGTCATCGCGTGGCAGTGGATCCTGCCGCCGGGCAAGCGCAACGAGGCCTTGGACACCGCGAACTACTGCTATGCCGCCGCGTTCAAGATGGGCGTGTTCGTGCGCTCGGATCCGGCCTGGGAAGAGCTGATCGCCGAGCGCGACATCGAGGCCGTCCAGGGGCAGGCCGACCTGTTCGGCGGGGCCGCCGATGCGGCGCCCATGGCCAAGCCGACGGCCCGCACCCTGACCAAGCACACCCGGTCCCTGGCGGATCGGCTGGCGTAAGGATCTCTCACATGACCGAGACGGCGACCCTCCGGGCGCGGCTGCGCGCGCTGGAGACGGCGAAGTATGCCCTGCTGGCGGGGGAGGCCGTGGCCTCGGTGAGTCACGACGGCAAATCGGTCAGCTACAGCCGGGGTGATCTGGCGGCGATCAACGCCGGGATCGCGGAGATCAAGGCGCAGTTGGGCATGGGCCGCCGCCGGGCGGTCGGGGTGAGGTTCGGATGACGATCATCAACGCCGATGGGTCGCCCATGAAAGCGGCCGCGCAAGCCTCCGTCACCGCCTATCAGGCGGCGGACCCGATCAGTCAGGATCTGGCCGGGTGGGCTCCGGCGCTCGGTTCGGCCGACGCCGACCTGCTGCCGGAGCGGGTCGACATCGTCGCGCGCATCCGCGATCTGGTGCGCAACAACGGTTGGGCGTCGGGCGCGGTGCGCCGGGAGCTGGACACCGTGATCGGCGCCGGCCTGCGCCTGTCCAGCAAGCCGGACTATCGCGCCCTTGGCTTGTCCGCCGATTGGGCCGCCGAATGGTCCGATCAGGTGGAGGCGCAGTTCCGCCTGTGGGCGGACGATCCGGCGCGCTGGTGCGATGCGACCCGGCATTACACCCTGGGCGGCCTCTTCGGCATGGCCTACCGGCATTATGTGATCGATGGCGACGCCCTGGCCGTCCTGCAGTGGCGCGACCACGGCGCGGGCTTCGCCACCACGGTGCGGGTGATCGACCCCGACCGGCTGTCGAACCCGCACGACACCATGGACACCGAGACCCTGCGGGCCGGGGTGGAGCTGGACGGCTGGGGCGCGGCGACCGCCTATCATATCCGCAAGCGCCATCCCGGCGATTGGTTCACGGGCGGCCGCGACGCCTATGCCTGGGAGCGGATCCCGCGCGAAACCCCCTGGGGCCGCCCGGTGACGGTGCATTTTTACGACAAGGAGCGGGACGAGCAGTCGCGCGGCGTCGGCCGAACGCCGCGCCGCCGTGGTCGCCGATATCCTGCTGGATCACCGCCTTCAGATCACCCGGCGCAAGGAGTTCATGGCCGGCGAGATTCTGGCCACGGGCATGGTGACGGTGGAGGGCGAGGATTATCCCAAGGTCGTCGTCGACTTCGGGCGCGACCCGGCCCTGACTCAGGCCAAGACCGGCGCGGCCCGCTGGGGCGAAGACGGCGTGGACCCGATCCAGGACCTGGAGGACAACGCGGCCCTGACTCAGGAGAAATCCGGCCTGCCGGCGACCGAGGTCACGTTCTCGCCCAAGGCCTGGACGCTGTTCCGCGCCCATGAGCGGGTCGAGCGGCTGCTGGACGTGCGCCGTCAGACCAGCGGCTCGGCGGAGCTGGGACCGATCGCGCGCGGCGGCGACACGCCGAAGCAGCGCTATGTGGGCACGATCGGGGACTTCGATTTCTGGGTCTATGACGATCTGGCGGAGGCCGACGACGGCGCCACGCTGCACCTGATGGCCGAGTATCAGGTCCTGCAGGTGGCCCCGCAGGTGGCGGGCGTGCAGGCGCATGGGGCCATCCGCGATCCGCGCGCCGGCTATCAGGCGCTGGAGTTCTTCCCGAAGAACTGGATCGAGGAGAACCCGTCCGCCGAGTTCGTCATGACGCAGTCGGCCCCCCTGGTGGTGCTGCCGCTGCCGAACGGCACCTGCAGCCTGACGGTGCGCTGATGGCGGCCGCCAAGACGCGCCGGGTGGAGGCGCGGATCACGCTGATCGGCGGCGATCCGCGCACGCCCACCCGCACCCCGCCCGGCGGCACGCTCGAGCTGCCGGCGGCGGAGGCCGAAACCCTGGTTGCGCGCCGGTTGGCGCGGTGGGCGAGTCCCTCTGGGACGTTGCCCCTGACCGGAGGCGACGATGCCGTGGGATAGCCTCGCCGCCGGATTGGCCAGGGCCTGCCTGGGGACCTTCGGGCGGCCGGTGACGGTGCGCTGCCTGGATCCGGACACGGGGGATTACGGCCCGCCGCAGGAGATCGTCGCCATCTTCGACCGTCCTCCCCAGGCCGTGGAGGCGGGCACCAGCGTGCCCGTCTCCGACAGCCGGCCGTGTCTGTGGTTGCGGCTGGCCGACTGCCTCGTGGCCCCCGAAGCCGGTGACCGCGTCGTGATCGATGACGCCGCCTGGACCGTCGCCGAGGCCGTCCCCGACGGCACAGGCAACGCCCGCCTCTATCTGCATGAGGGATAGGTCGTGACATCCACTCCACGGGAAACGATCCGCCGCGCGGTGCGCACCGCGCTGCGCGGGGCGGACGACGCACCCCCGGCGACCGACGCCGGGCGGACGGTGTTCGCCTCGCGCTGCACGCCGCTCGCGCCCCGGCTGCTGCCGGCCATCCTGGTCTACACCCAATCGGAACGGCGCGACCGCGACCGGGGCGGCGGGGTGATCCAGCGCCACCTCGACGTGGTGGTGGAGGTCGCCGCCCAGGGCGAGAACGCCGACGCCGGCGTGGACCGCCTGTCCATGCAGGTCGAGGCCGCCCTGGACGCCGATCCCACCCTGGGCGGGGCGGTCCAGTCCATCGCCTGGGAGTCCAGCGAAGCCGACTATGACGGCGAGGGCGCCCAGGCCACCGCCGGCCTGCGCCTGACCTTCACGGCGGTCTACGCCACCGTGCCGCCGGAGGACGACGACGGGCCGTTGCCCGCCGGGGTCTATGCCTCCTGGGCGCCGGACATCGGCCCGCCGCATGAGCCCGATTATGTCGATCTGGCCGACACCCCACTGCCGGATGTGAGGCCCAACGATGGAACGCGCGGCCCCGAACCGTGACCTGACTGACCTGGAACGCCGTGTGGCGAACGTGGTCCGCTTCGGGGTGGTCTCCGCCGCCGATTACGCCCGCGCCCGGGTGCGGGTCACGGCGGGCGCGATCACCACGGGCTGGCTGCCGTTCGTCACCGCGCGGGCGCACGACCATGTGACCTGGTGCCCGCCGGAGGTGGGCGAGCAGGTGGTGGTGGTCGCCCCCACGGGGGACCTGGCGCAAGGCGTGGTGATCGGCGCGGTGTACCGCGATGCCTATCCGGCGCCGGAAAGCCGGCCGACCCTCGACCGCACGGTCTACGCGGACGGGTCCACGGTCGCCTACGACCGGGAGGCGCACGCTTTCACCCTGGATGTGGTCGCGGCCGGGTCCATCCGCCTGCGGGTCGGCCCCTCATCCCTGGAGATCGACGCCGACGGCATCCGCCTCGAGGCCCCGCGCATCGATCTGAACTGAGTCGTTCGATCTGGCCAAAGCCGGCCCACGCCCCCACCCGACCGCCCACGACAGTATGCTTTGGGGGGGGGCGGGTGGGGGCGTGGGCCGGTGCCGCATGCAAAAGGACTCGTCTCTTATGCCTGCCGTAACCCGGCTCGGTGATTTCTGCACCGGGCACGGGTGCTGGCCGTCGCGTCCGAGCACCGGCGCCAGCCCCGACGTCTTCGCCAACGCCATCGCCGTCCATCGCGAGGGCGACGCCTGGGCGCCGCACACCTGCCTCGCCATTCCTGAGACCCACGCCAGCGTGCTCGCCCACGGATCCGCCACCGTGTTCGCCAACGGGCGCCAACTGGGGCGCATCGGCGATCCGGTCGTCTGCGGGTCTTCGGTCGCCGAGGGCAGCGACACCGTCTTCGCCGGAGGCTGACCCCATGCGCGGCATGTCCAACGCCAGCGGCCGGACGCTCTCCGGCCTCGACCACCTGCGCCAGTCCGTTCACGACATCCTGACCACCCGCATCGGCACCCGCGTCATGCGCCGGGACTACGGCTCGCGCCTGCCCGCGCTGATCGACGCCCCCATGACGCCGGCCCTGGCCATGGACCTGTACGCCGCCACCGCCCAGGCCCTGCGACGGTGGGAGCCCCGCCTGACCCTGCGCCGGGTCGCCATCACGGCGGCGGAGCCGGGCCGCGTCACCCTGTCGCTCACCGGCCTGTACCGGCCCGATGGCCGGACCGTCACCCTGGACGGCCTTGTTCTGGAGTCCTCATGACCGCCGAACCCCGCATCGACCTGTCCCGCCTGACCGCGCCCGACGTGGTCGAGGCCCTGGACTTCGAGACCATCCTGGCCGCCCTGAAGGCGGACTTCGTCGCGCGCTATCCGGCCTTCTCCGCCGATCTGGAGAGCGAACCGGTCCTCAAGCTGCTGGAGGTCGCCACCTACCGCGAGCTGCTCGTGCGCGCCCGCGTCAACGACGCCGCCCGCGCGAACCTGCTGGCCGAAGCCACGGGCGCGGACCTGGATCATCTGGCGGCCCTGCTGGCCACGGCACGCCGGGTGATCGTGCCGGCGGATCCCACCACCGATCCACCGACCGAGGCCGTGCTGGAGCCGGACGACGAGCTGCGCGCCCGCGCCCAGCTGGCCATGGAATCCCTGACCGTGGCGGGCTCCGAAGGCGCCTATCGCTATCACACCCTGGCGGCGGACGGCCGGGTGCGCGACGCCCGTATCGACAGTCCGGTGCCCGGTCAGGTGCGCGTCACCGTGCTGTCGCGCGAGGGCGACGGCGCCGCCCCGAACGACCTGTTGACCACCGTCGCCGCCCATCTGTCGGCGGACGACGTCCGGCCCCTGACCGACACCGTGATCGTGCAGTCCGCCACCATCGTGCCGTGGCGGTTGGAAGCGGTGATCCACTGCTACCCCGGCCCGGCGGCCGCCCCGGTGGTCGCCGCCGCCCGCGCCGCCGCCGCGCGGGTCGCGGCCGACCTGCACGCCCTCGACCACGACGTCACGCTGTCCGCGCTCTACGCCGCGCTGCACCAGCCCGGGGTGCAGCGGGTCGATCTGATCGCGCCCACGGCGACCGTGGTGGTGGGGCCGAGCGAAGCGCCCTGGTGTGTGAGTGTGACCGTCACGGAAGGCCCGCCCGATGTCTGATCGCCTTCTGCCGCCCAATGCGACCGCTCTGGAGCGCGCGTTAGAGGACACCACTGCCCGCCTGGACGCGGTCCCGGCCGAGGTGATCCGCACCCTGTGGGATCCCTGGGCGTGTCCGGTTGATCTGCTGCCGTGGCTGGCCTGGGCCTGTTCGGTGGATGAATGGGACGATACGTGGCCCGAAGCGACACGCCGCCGGGTGATCGCGGACAGCTACAGCGTGCATGCGGTCAAAGGCACCGTGGGCGCCGTCAAACGCGCCCTCGCGAGCCTGGGCTACGACACGACGCTGATCGAATGGCCCGAGGATGATCCGCCGGCCGAGCCCTACACGTTCCGGATTGAGGTGGACGTGATGGGCCACGCGGTCACCGCCGGGACCTATGCCGAGATCGAACGCACCGCGCGCGCGGCGAAGAACGTCCGCTCGCACCTGACCGGGATCCGCGCGGTCGGGCGGGTGGATGCCGCCGTGTACGCCGGCGCCTTCGTCATCGGCGGCACCGGCGGCACCGTGCTGCCCTGGACCCCGCCCGAGATCACCGTGTCCGGCCGGTCCTACGCGGGCGCGGCCGTCTCCATGGTCTCCACTCTCACCGTTCATCCCGCCCGGGAGGGCGCCTGACCATGGCCGAGTACTACGGCATCCTCACCGCCATCGGGGCCGCCAAGATCGCCAACGGGCTCGTCACCGGGCAGGCCGTCGAGCTGACCCACATGGCCGTGGGCGACGGCGGCGGGGCGCCCGTGATCCCGACGGAGGACCGCACCGCTTTGGTGCGCGAGGTCTACCGCTCGACACCCGCCAGCATCCACCGCACCGACGCCGACGCGGCGGTGTTGGAGGCCCTGTTGGTGATCCCGCCGCAAACCGGCGGCTGGACCATCCGGGAGGTGGGGGCCTTCGACGCCGACGGCGACCTGATCCTGCTGGCCAACTGGCCGGAGACCTACAAGCCGGTGATTGCCGAGGGCGCTTCGAACGACATGGCCCTGAAGATCCAGGCTGTCGTGGGGTCCACCGCGAACATTGAGCTGAAGATCGACGCCAGCCTGCAGTTCGCGACGCAGGCGTGGGTGCTGGAACGGCTCCCCGGCTACGCCACCACGGCGAAGGCCGGCCTTGTGGAACTGGCGACCGAGGCGGAGGTCCGCGACGGCGCCGACGCCGAACGCGCCGTCACACCCGCCGCCCTGTCCGCCCGCACGGCAACCACCACCCGCACCGGCTTGGTGGAGCTGGCGACCGTCACCGAGGCCCGCGCCGGCACGGACGCCACGCGCGCCACCACACCCGCCGGCACCGCCGCGCACGTCTCCGCCCGGCTGGCCGCCGACCGCGCCGACCGCCGGGCCTTCACCTTTTATATGGGGCAACTCTGACATGGCATCCGGACGCCTGGGGACGGCGGCGCCGCCCGCCGACACCGACACCACCGTGTACACCGTGCCCGCCGACACCGTGGCGACGCTCAACGTCGCCGTCGTCAACCGGGGCGACGACGCCGCCACCGTGCGCGTTGCCGTGACGCCCGACGCCGCCCCGGCCGATGCCGACTGGATCGAATACGACGTCGTGATCCCGGCCGGCGGCGGGGTCCTGGAACGCTCCGGCATCGTGGCCGGCCCGGGCGAGCGCGTCATCGTCCGCGACGACGCCGGCACCTGCACCTATCG